GCACAAACAAGCCATCCAATAGCCTCACCTATCTGTCTTCGAAGTTGTTGTTGCTTGTATATTGTCTGTTGTCGTTCTTTTCTTATCTGACCTTCCATAGCTAAAAGATCATTATAGGCTTGTGGGCCATACGTCATGTTCAAAAACATCTTGAGTTCGTACCTTTGTTCCTCAAGTTTCTTCTTGGCTGCATAAGCAGAGAGAGCTGCTTCCTCAATAGATCCAGCTTTGAAAAGTTTACCAAACAACGGAGGATTTTTTGCTTGTTTTTCAGCGTTATCAACATCGGATACAGCTCCCATCCATCTACCGATATCTCCAGACATTTGTTCTATATCTCTACCGACTGCAAATCCTTTCTTGATTGCGTCAAATGCTTTGGAAGCTACGCCCATAGCAAGAGAAATAGTGACTGGATCCATCTTTACCTACCTTTTAAAGAGGCCTGCGTATTTATCCTATAGATATTTACATCGTTTCTGTCTTCTGCAATTTGTTCTTGAGTTTTTGTTCTTTGTTGTGCCAATTCATACGCTTGTGCTAGTTTTGCCGAGTCAATTTGGAAGTTCATCATGTCATTTATAGACCTTCTTTGCAGATCGGCAGTATCATTCTCTAATTCTTTCTCTCTTATGGCTACAAGTGGGTCTGGTTTCTGTGCAGGCTCAATCATAGGCATAATTTCCTTCAATATTTCACCAATCTGTTGCGAAATCGCTGCTTCAACAGCTTCTGGTGCAATCTGTGGTGGCTGTTCGCCTTTAGCTATAGCCTCTTGCATCATTGTTTGAAAGAATTTGGTCACTTGATCTCTTGCTAACGCACTAACATGCTCTTGAACATGAGATTGTAACAATAAAAACCCTTGTGGGTTAGCTTGTGCCACCATGTTTGACAAAAACATAGCGTGAACCATCAAATGTGCCTCATGATCTTGTTGTGGGAACACTTGAAGTGGTGCACCTTTCATAGAATTTGCGTTTTCTGTCGCTGGATCTACTGGTGCAGGCGGTTGTGGTGGCGGTAAAATACTATCAATGTTCTTTACATCAAGTGCATCGTACATTCTTCGGTATGCTTCGTACTGATTATGTATTTGTGGGTTGGCTTGTGCCAGTTGCAGTTGTGTTTGTGCCAATGACAGACGTTGTGACATAGAAAATATGTTTGGATCTGACACTGGAAGTATGTCAACACGCCCATCAAAGTCATTTTGCATGATTTGTGGTGCAACATTGCCTACAAAATATGGATAAGGCACTGGATTTTCAGAAAAAATCTCTGCTAACATACGAAATTCTTGTTTTTGTGCGTAGTGTAAACGCTTGTGTATGCTAGAAATAATCTTTGAACCTTGTTCAATCAACGCAACTGTAGTTCCAACTGGTGCTTGTGAGTTAACATCACTAATTTTTGCGTCAGCAACTTGTGCAAAACGTCTACCAGAGTCAACAACCACACCTAAAAGTTGTGCTAGTGTGCCAGATGGCTCTTTGTATGGCAGTGGGATAATGGAGTTTTTGAGATCTCCACCTGGGACATCGATGTCTCTGAACTCACCAGGATTAAGAGGCTCGTCATCATTACGAATACGAACACCCCTAGCTTTGAAACCCGCGGGAAGATTTGATAAAGTACCTGCATCTATTAATTGCCTCAATATTGAGGTGGCTGCACGAGACAAACCACCGATTGTGTGTAATAAGCCAAAACCATAGAATCCAAAACCTGGTAAAAACTTGAAATGAACAAAGTATTGTCTCTTTCTTTTTAACGGATCTTGCTCTCTAAAGTTTCTAACCACTGATAAAACTTTATTTGAACCTTGATCGATGGTGACAATATAAGGCAACATAATACCCGAAGGCTGCCCTTGACTATCCAAATCTTCAAAGCCTTCCAAGTCCAAATCAACATGGACTTCAAGTAAGGTGTAACTGTCGTCTGAATAATTAGGATGTAATCCTTGAAGCTCATCGGTAGTTTCTTGGATGACTCCTTCATCTTCTCCAGAATCATTTGCAGATAATTCAACATCTTTATACACTCCCGCAACTTGTAGTTTACGGATATCGTTAAAACTCATTCGCACCATGTGTGTGACTCGCTCTGCTGTTCTGATATCAGAGGCAGAGTACGGAACTATTAAATCTTCTGCTGGTACAAACTTAGATATCGCTCTTTGTTTTGTAGGATCAAAGTACACTTTTTTAAATGTAGAACCAGTGAGTGGTAAATAAAATAACATCTGAT